ATTGCACTGGCAACCTCGGCATTGATCTTGTCCTCGTCAAGGTTTGACTTGGAGGCGATACCCGCTTTGTGGACAGCGACTGTCAAGTCGCTAAGCTCCTGTGCCACGACATTGATACTCTGCGCTACTGTTGACACCTTGTTGATGGCATCAAGGGCGACAGCCTCAGCACGTACAGCAACCGAGGCGGTAGCGTCAAGCTTGGCAGTGTCAACACTGGAAGCCACGCTGTCAGCAACTGGCGAGCAATTTCTGATGTAGTCAACGGAGGTCAAGCCTTGCTCGATCAGGTCACCGAGCCAGTTTAAACGCACCATCTTGTCTTTGTCGGTGCGGATGTGATCGGGTGCACCAAGAGCGGTGACCGCCCCATTGATGATGAACTTGTCGATTGAGGAAATGCTTTTGATTGTTGGAATTGATGCCATGTTTTCTCTCCTAGGTACTGGTTTCAAATCAATGAAAGAACATCGCCCTCATTGGGGCAGATGGGCAAGTTGAGGTTGCCGTTCTTATATGCCCACTTGGCAGTGAGCCGCACTGTATAGCCGCATGATGGGCACTCGCATTTGAGCATCCGAGTGGTTTGCTTTTTGCCAACAGAAGCTGACAACTCAGCGTGGACATAAGCACCGAGCGAGTCGATGATCTGCTGATAGGCGGCAACGAATGCACCGCCATGCGTTACTGATTTGTAACGGGCAGAAGCTGTGCCGTTAGGCAACAGCAACATGGCATCGGCAATCTTTTGATAGGGCTTGCCGTGACTCAGCGCACCATTGGCGGTGTGGCACAACATGGCAATCAGGGTCTCAAAGACCTTGACTGGATCGGCAAGCACAGGGCTGATGAAAATCTCAAAGTGAGCATCAGCACTGTTCGTATTAGGGAAGCACTCGCCAACTGATTTGAAGTTGGTGCGCTTGGCATTGGAGGGGAGAGCGCAAGACACTCTGATCTTGTCGCTGATTGACACGCCATTGAGGAGGAAAAAAGGCTTCAACTCACTGACAGCCGCAGTGAGCCAGTCTTCACGGGTAGAGTAGATGACAGGAAGTGACATGGTAGGTCTCGGTTGAAGTGGGAATTTCCACTGGTAAACCCGTTGGGCTTACCGCTAAAAATTCAATCTGACGATAGTGTAAACGATAACGATATCCTGTGCAAGAGGGTATCGCTATCATGTTTAAACGCAAGCGGGTCTCACAATCCCTTGGCTGATAAGGTTGGCGGCAGTACGTCCGAACCAACCTTGGAGCGTCCAAGCCATGCCGGTGTCAACCAAGTACTGCCATGCGGCAATGACTTGATCCTCATCGGTAGGCTCAACGAAACCCTCGGCAATGCCGACTGCGGTATATGCATCCATGATTTACTCTCCTGCAAAGTAGAAAATTAAAGAGGCAACCAACGACATGATGGCTACCCAAAAGAGGAGCAGTGACTCACTGCCCAAAGCTAACGCACTGACCAAAAACCCCGTCATGCAGATCAGGGTTTTGAGAATGTAGAACTGATAAATTTTCATGCCGCAATTACCTTTCTGTTTAAACATTCGTTGTAGCTACCAGTGAAAAAGATGCGGTAGCCGTTGCGTTCTCTGTCGCCCTTGCAGACGATGATGTTGCCGAAGCGGTCAATCTGTGCGGTGTACATAAAAACCTCCAATGAAAATTAAGAAACCAAGATCCAGTTTTTTGCGAGGAAAACCTGATCGTCAGGGCTGACCAAGCACAACGCCATGGGGTGCTTGATCATGTACTTGACCAACCGAGCACGATTGGCATCAGAGGGGTTAGCTTTGAAAGCTTGGATTAGTTTGTTCATGGTGTACCTTTCAGATTTTGTAAACGCCAACTTCACCGCCATTGATCCACTCGGCAAACAGGCCGAACTTGGCAAGGGTTGCATCAATCTTTGGATTGACACCGAAGTCCCAGTCGGCACGTCCGTTGTAGTTGTCAACCCAAAGGTAAGACTCAGGCTCTTCTGCGCTGATTTGAAATCTGCCGTCCATGTCATCTCTGACATAGACTGGAACGCCCATAGCCTTAAGAGCGTTGTAAGCTTTGATGTATTCACGTCTCATTTGTTTCTCCGTTGAAGTGGGAACTACCACTGATAAACCCGAGGGCTTATCGCTGATAGATCAGCGTGGACAGGGGGATTTCAAACGTTTTACGTACCTGATTAGTCCCTGCCTCAAGACTCTTGTCGGTGTCTCCGACTCTGTCTCACTAGGACTTCAATCGGTAGCCTAGAACGTATCCCCTTGTGTCGGTTGGCGGGGAAAACATCTAAAGAACAATCAACCGACAACTGAACTGTAGTCGAGTGATAGTGTCCTGTCAATACACCTAATATTTAGTTGAGTAAACTGTAGGGTTATTAATTTGTGGTGATGTGGTGGGCCGAGGACATATCTTTATTAGTACAGATGCGTTTACCGAGTTGAACTACAAAGTATTCAATTTGGTATTAAATTAACACTCGGGTCAAAAGTATTAAAAAACGCTCAGAACGGCTCAGGATCGACGATCGTCGGGGTGGTAAGGGGGTAGGTGCTTGGAGGCAAAAAACGGCTCAAAATCGATTCTGATGCGTTCTAGAGCCATGTATAAAATCCCAGTTCGCGCTTACTTGTGAGTACTACGTTAGAACCAAGGTATACAGTTTGGTGTGTTGTTTTTATGCACTGTATAACAAATGTATAAGCTGTGGATAAGTCTGTGGATAAGTCGGGGGTGTGGATAAGCTGTGGATAACTTCCTGTGGATAACTTTTGACTTGTCCACAGGGTGTTGATAAACTGTGGATAATACGAACAGTGCGTTTCCATGCGATGGTGTGTGGGAAATGTGTGGGGTGTAACTATATATGGAGTGTTTAAACATGAGCAAGGCAAGCAAGGGTGAGTACAGGGCGGAACTGGCGGAGGCGATGGATGAAGTGGACGATTGGGGGGAGGATGAGAGCCTCGCAGAGCTTAGCGAAGCGGAACAGTTAGCCCATGCCGCAGAGAGACCTAAGCTAAGAAAGGATGGAGAACATAAGGGATCAGATATAAAGAGACCAAAACCTCTAAGCCCACGTCAAATGCTGTTCTGTCAGGGTGTTATACAGGGGAAAAGCCTACGGCAAGCATACAGAGATGCCTATGCAAATGACACAGGATCAGATGCAAGTATCAGCGCCAGTGCAAACAAGCTGATGAAAGATCCAAGGATCAAACGGGTGCTAGAGGAAGCATGGGAGGAGACTGTGGAACACCTAAGTGAAGACCTTGCCGCAAGCAAGAGATATGTGCTGAAAGGGTTATTGGCACTGAGCAAGGTAGCCAAGCAAGAGGGAACGAAACTAAAAGCACTGGAACTGATGGGAAAGGCCGCAGGACTGTTTACACCGACAGAGGTACAAGACAAAGCAGTGATCACCGCAGATCAATTGAAGAGAGAACTTGCAGGGCACATGAAACTGTTAGAGCAAGCCAAGGCTAACGTCATGGATGTAGACATGAAGAGTTTAAACACTGAACGTTTAAACATTGACTCAGCAGAACTGTGATTTCATGCGGTGCGTGGCGGATGCGAGTACACACATTAGCCGTGCCCCACCCGTCCCCGACCCCCACTTGTGGCGAGCCGACACCCCTCCCGCGTATACGCTCTAATCCACTCTCCCAAATATCTTCCACAGAACACCCCCCCCTTCCTTTCCCAAACCCAACCCCCCGGGGGTATATATATTTTTGAAAAACATGTTGCGAACGTTCGCATTTGCGTTTAAACTTAAAACATTGGTGAGTGATTACCAACTTATCTGAAGGCACATTGTGGTTGACAACCAAACTGGACGGCTAGTCACCGCTTTGGGCAGTGTGCCCTCAAATGAGTAAAAGAAGACAATTAGTTTTAGACTTTATCAGTGCATACATTCGGTTGCACGGTGTATCTCCGTCTTATGAAGTTATAGCCAAAGGGATTGGATTGAAATCTAAATCAAACATCCACAGGATCATCCACCGCCTAAAGGCGGATGGGCATCTTGTAACCAAGCCTTATAAATTCCATGCCATTAAGTTAGTGGACACTTCGGCAAAGGCTATAGTCAGGCTATGAGTTTATTAACCCACGCAGAGATAACCAAGTATTTGGCCATGGTTACAAAGGCTTCACCGGAGAACAGGGCTAAGATTCAGATGCTGTTGGAGATGGACAGGATTGAGCGGAGCAAGGAGTCCTTCCTTTATTTTGTTACCCAGATGTGGCCTGTGTTCATTTCTGGTGCTCATCACAAGATCATGGCAGATGCCTTTGAGAGAGTTGCCAATGGGCAACTCAAGAGGTTGATCATTAACATGCCTCCTAGGCACACTAAGTCTGAGTTTGCTTCTTTTCTTTTACCTGCGTGGTTCTTGGGGAAGTTTCCTCATAAGAAGATCATTCAGACTGCCCACACCGCCGAGCTGGCTACCGGGTTTGGACGAAAGGTTAGGAATCTTGTTTCATCAGAACCGTATCAAAAAGTTTTTCAGACAAAGCTATCAAGTGATTCAAAGGCCGCAGGTCGCTGGAACACTCACATGGGCGGTGATTACTTTGCTATCGGTGTTGGCGGTGCTGTTACAGGTAAAGGTGCTGACCTTTTAATCATTGACGACCCCCATTCAGAGCAGGAAGCCAAGCAGGCTAACCCCGCAGTCTTTGATGGCGTCTATGAATGGTTCACTTCCGGCCCTAGGCAGCGTCTCCAACCGGGCGGAGCCATCATTATTGTGATGACTCGGTGGTCTAAGAGAGACTTAACCGGTCAAATTTTAAAAAATTCTGCTAAAGATGGTGTTGACCAGTGGGAAGTCATTGATTTTCCAGCAATCATGCCCAACGGGAACCCTTTATGGCCCGGATTTTGGTCTAAAACAGCCCTAGAAGCGCTCAGATCCGAACTTCCAGTGTCCAAATGGGAAGCTCAATACCAACAAAACCCCACATCTGAAGAAGGCGCGATCATTAAACGCGAAAACTGGCAGCTTTGGGACTCTGATACACCCCCATCATGTGAATACATCATCCAATCTTGGGATACAGCCTTTGAAAAGAACAATCGGGCCGACTATTCAGCCTGTACAACGTGGGGTGTGTTTAAACATCCAAACAAACAAGGGGATCTAAAGCCCAACATCATTCTTCTTGATGCGTTTAAAGCTCGTATGGAGTTTCCAGAGTTAAAACACAAGGCTCTAGAGATGTGGAAGGAATGGGAACCCGACACTTTGATTGTTGAGAAACGCGCAGCTGGCGCTCCGCTCATCTATGAGATGAGAAAGATGGGAATACCTATGTCGGAGTATACGCCGGGCAAAGGAAACGATAAGATATCGCGTGTAAACGCAATCTCAGACTTGTTTGCATCTGGCATTGTTTGGTGTCCTGAGACTCGCTGGGCTGAAGAGGTGATGGATGAACTCGCTTCTTTCCCCAACGGAGACCATGATGACCTTGTTGACTCAAGCAGTCAGGCTTTGATGCGTTTTCGCTTGGGAGGATTCATCTCTATTGACTCAGACGAGGAAGATGAACCTACTTACCATCGCAGGCGCGTAGCGTACTACTAAGGAATATTATGAGCATTGAACAATCATTGAGCCAAGCTCCATTGGGTTTAAACAGTCTTGAGATGGATGATTCTCCCGCCATGGAGATTGAGATTATTAATCCTGAAGGCGTAAAGATTGGCCTAGATGGCATGGAGATAGATCTCATGCCAGAGGAAAACGAGGAAGGCTTTGATGACAACCTCGCAGAATACATTGATGAAGGCGCACTCCAAAGCATTGCCTCCGACTTGATTGAAATGGTGGACGCAGATATCAACTCCAGAAAAGACTGGGTAGATATGTATGTCAAAGGCTTAGACGTTCTAGGAATGAAGTATGAAGAAAGGACAGAGCCTTGGCTCGGCGCTTGCGGAGTTTTCTCGACAGTACTCACAGAGGCCGCTGTTCGCTTCCAGTCTGAAACTATCATTGAAACGTTCCCTGCTCAAGGCCCGGTTAAGACGGAAATTATCGGTGCTATCGACAAGCTTAAAGAGGAAGCTGCGGAGCGCGTCAGAGACGATATGAACTACAAGCTCACGGAAGGTATGCCCGAGTACCGTCCTGAGCATGAGCGTATGCTGTATTCCTTGGGTTTGGCTGGAGCTGCTTTCAAGAAGGTCTACTACGATCCAACCTTGGGCCGTCAGGCATCTATCTTCATCCCCGCAGAAGATGTCATCATCCCCTACGGCGCTTCCAGTGCCATGACCTCAGAGCGTGTGACTCACATCATGCGCAAAACCAAGAACGATATCCGTAAGCTTCAAGTCAGCGAGTTCTATCTTGATATTGAACTGGGAGATCCTCTAGAGTTCTACACCGACGTAGAGAAAAAGAAAGCCGAAGACCAAGGCTACAACCTCTCCGACGATGACCGATATCAGATCTATGAGATCCACGTAGACTATGACCTGCCCGGATATGAGGATGAGAATGGCATTGCTCTTCCTTATGTCATCACCCTAGAGCGCGGCACAACCAAGATCTTGTCTATCCGCCGTAATTGGGCTGAAGATGACAAACACAAAATCAAACGTCAACACTTTGTCCAGTACACCTACGTACCCGGCTTTGGTGCTTATGGACTAGGTTTGATTCACCTGATCGGTGGCTACGCCCGTGCTGGTACATCTTTGATTCGTCAGCTCGTAGATGCTGGTACGTTATCTAACCTGCCCGGCGGTCTTAAGACTCGGGGTCTGCGTATTAAAGATGACGATACCCCAATCACCCCCGGTGAATTCCGTGACGTGGATGTACCAAGCGGGACGGTTAAAGAGAACATCATGGCCCTGCCATACAAAGAACCATCACAAGTTCTTTTGGCTTTGCTAAATCAAATCACAGACGAGGGCCGCCGCCTTGGATCTATCGCAGATATGAACATCAGCGATATGTCTGCTAACGCCCCCGTAGGTACAACTCTGGCCTTGTTAGAGCGCCAGCTTAAAACCATGTCTGCGGTGCAGGCTCGTGTCCATTATTCAATGAAGCAAGAGTTTAAACTGCTCAAAGAAATCATTCGTGATTACATGCCTGATGATTATGAATACATGCCTGTATTCGGATCTCCTCAAGCAAAGCGTGCAGACTATGACATGGTGGATGTCATTCCGGTCTCCGACCCGAACTCAGCCACAATGGCCCAAAGGATCATGCAGTACCAAGCTGTTATTCAGCTGGCACAAGGCGCTCCACAGATCTATAACTTGCCAGTCCTGCACCGCCAGATGATTGAAGTTCTGGGCATCAAGAACGCAGACAAGTTGGTTCCAATAGACGAAGACCAAACACCACGCGATCCCGTGTCTGAGAACATGTCTTTCTTGACTGGAAAACCTACCAAAGCGTTTATCTACCAAGACCACGATGCTCATATCGCTGTACATACATCAATGATGCAAGATCCTGTGGTCATGGGCCAGATGGGACAAAACCCCATGGCTCAGCAAATGCAGGCTGCAATCATGGCCCACGTTGCTGAACACGTAGCATTCCAATACCGCACAAAGATTGAGCAGCGTCTTGGAGCTACCTTACCAAAACCTGACACTCAAATGTCCGAGGAAGTGGAAGTTCAGCTGTCTAAGCTTGTCGCTCAAGCAGCTACACAACTGCTTCAGATTGATAAGAACCAAGCAGCTCAACAGCAAGCCCAGCAACAGATGCAGGATCCAGTTGTTCAAATGCAACAGGCTGAATTGCAAATCAAACAACAAGATGCGCAGACCAAAGCTCAAAAGGTTCAAGGCGACTTGGCAATCAAACAAGCCGAGCTTCAACTGAAAGCCCAACAGCTTCAAGCCCAGCAAGGCGAAAACCCCGCCATGGCCGCCCAAAAAGCGCAGCAAGAAATTGCCATGGAAGCTATGAAACATCAAGCTGAAATGAAACGTGCTCAAGAAGAGCATCAACAATCATTGGCTCATAACCAACAGACGCAGGATTTGCAAGCAAAACAACAGCTTTTACAGATGCTGCTTAACGCAAAAAACCAACCGAGAGGTGAATGATGGACACACTGCTTGATAGTTTAAACAAGAAGCTTGATGAACATGTTAAGCAGCTAGTCCAGATTGTTAGTGAGGGTGGTGCTAAATCCCACGATCACTACAAAGAACTGTGCGGGACGATCCGAGGTCTGCAAACCGCTCAGTATGAAATTGCCGACCTCGTGCGTAAAACTAAGGAATATGAAGATGACTGAATTTGATGTCAGTGCGGTTGATCTCAGCGGTGTGCTCAATACCAACGCTGAAGAGAAAGCCAAACAAGTACCCGATCCGGCTACTTACCATCTCCTCTGTATGCTGCCCAAAGCAGAAGAAGAGTTTAGTGAGACTGGTATTTTGAAATCTGCCACTGCGATGTACCACGAGGAGCTTCTTTCCCCCGTGTTGTTTGTTGCAAAGATTGGCCCTGATGCGTTCAAAGATGCATCCCGTTTCCCATCTGGCCCGAGCTGTAAGGTTGGTGACTTTGTGTTAGTGCGTCCTAACACCGGAACCCGCATGAAGATTCATGGTACGGAGTGGAGACTGATCAATGATGATTCCGTTCAGGCGGTTGTGCAAGACCCTCGTGGTATCCAACGACCAAGCTAAGGAGTAAATCATGGCCGAAGTAGAAAAAACAGAGTTTGAGTTTCCTGATGAAAAGGAAGATAACCCCCGTAAAGGTGGAAGAGTCGTAGAAGCTGAGGCTTCTGAAGACGATAAACCTGAGATTGAGGTTGTTGACGATACTCCTGAAGAGGATAAATACCGCACTCCTATGGCAGAACCGCCACAGGATCCAACCGAAGAAGAGCTTGCAAGCTACTCTGAAAGCGTAAAAAATAGGTTTAAACACTTTACTAAGGGCTATCACGAAGAGCGCAGAGCTAAAGAGGCTGCTCAACGTGAAAAAGACGAGGCTATTCGCCTTGCTCAGACTGTTCTTGAAGAGAATAAACGCCTAAAAGGATCTGTTAACCAAGGCCAACAAGTGCTTTTGGAGCAGGCTAAGAGGGTTGTTAATTCAGAAATTGAAGAGGCTAAGCGCCAGTATAAAGAGGCTTACGAATCTGGAGATGCAGATAAGTTGTTGGAAGCGCAGGAAGCGCTCACTACCGCTAAGATCCGCGCAGATAAAGTAAATAATTTCAAACCAGCCCCTTTACAGGAGCAAGAAACTCCTGTACAAATCACACCACAGCCTCAACAGGCTGCACCCGTTGACGAAAAACTACTTGCATGGCAAGACCGAAATCAGTGGTTTGGAAGTAATAAACGGATGACTTCATACGCTTTAGGGCTGCATGAAGAGCTTGTTGAGAATGGTATTAAGGTTGGCAGTGAAGAATACTACCGTCGTATCGATACTGACATCCGAGAAAGATTCCCAGACCAAGTTGGAGCCGGGGAGTCCGTTGATGCGAAACCTCAACGTACCAAATCCAATGTTGTTTCACCTGCCACCCGTAGTACAGCGCCTAAAAAGATCGTACTCACGCAGACACAAGTGAATATCGCCAAGCGGTTGGGAGTTCCGTTGGAACTGTACGCCCGTAAGGTTGCTGAAGAAATGAGGAAATGAAAATGGAAAAGTCTAATGTCCGTCAAGGCCGTGATCTGAGCACCCGCGAATTTGCGGAACGTCCAAAACAATGGATGCCTCCACAACTTCTACCTGATCCCACACCGGAGGAAGGTTATGCGTATCGCTGGATAAGGATCTCGTCACTAGGCAAAGATGATGCCACGAACATTTCCGGTAAGTTACGCGAAGGCTGGGAACCCGTTAAGGCTTCTGACCATCCCGAAATCCGTCTGTTTGGTTCTTCCAATGGAAAGTTCCCTGACAGTGTGGAAGTAGGAGGTCTGTTGCTTTGCAAAACACCTGTGGAATTCGTTGAGCAGCGAGATGCATACTACCGCAAACAAGCGGAAGCGCAGATGGCCTCAGTGGATAACACTTTCATGCGCGAAAATGATCCGAGGATGCCTATGTTCAAAGAACGTAAGTCCACGGTCACTTTCGGTAAAGGTCAGTAAACTTTTTGGAGTCTATAGATGGCATACCCTACCATTGATAAGACGTATGGTTTTAA